CAAGCTGTAGACTTGGTGGAAAATGATCCATTTACAGCCGATAGTGTTGAAGGTGCTTTTGATAAAAATTTAGCTATTCTTCAAGAATTACAAGAACAAGCAGATAGATCAATTAAAGTTTCAAGAACAGCTACTATTACTTCATCTGAAATTACAGATAGTGCTGCTGATCGTGCTAGTAAAACATTAGGATTTGATTCAAGCGGGGATTTAACGACAGTAGCAGATTTCCTTCCTAAAGGTGGAGATTCTGCTTTATTTCAATATTCAACAACAACGACAGATAGTGACCCTGGCGGGGGTTACGTGAGATTTAATAATGCTACAATCAGTTCTGCAACAATCGCTTATGTAGATGATTTAGATTATAACGAAACAGATGTTTCTGCGTGGGTACAAAGTTTTGATGATGTATCTGGTAATGCTACACATAGAGGAAGATTAAAAGTTTCTAAAGCAGGAGTATTAGATGTTTGGCACGTTTTTAAAGTTTCAGGGGCTGCAACAGATGCAAGTGGTTATACAAAATTAGCTTTAACTTATGTAGATGGTGCTGGAAGTTTAGCGGCTGATGATAAGATATGGTTATCATTTGTAGCAAGTGGAGAAGATGGAGCAATCCCAGGGTATTATTATAAATTTGATACAGGTACAAGTGATGCTGACCCAGGATCGGGAGAATTAAGTTTCAATAACGGAACGTATGCAAGTGCAACAGTAATTTATATTGATGATGCAGATGCAAACGGAGTAACAACACAAGCAGATACGATTACGTGGGATGATAGTACCTCAACAATTAAAGGATTTATTCATATCGTTGATATTAATGATAGTACGACTTATGCAAGATTTAAGGTAACAGGTTCTGCAACAGATGGTAGTGGTTATAATAAATTAGCAGTTACCCATTTAGCATCTAATAATACTTTTTCAGCAGCCGATGAATTATCAGTTCACTTTACAAGAAGTGGAAATACTGGTGATACGGGTTCTACTGGCCCAACTGGGCCAACTGGTTCAACTGGTTCAACAGGTTCAACAGGGCCAACTGGCCCTTCTGGGCCTACTGGACCTACTGGGCCAACTGGGCCTACTGGGCCTTCTGGGCCGATGACTAGCTTTACAGTAGCTGGTACATCAGGATCGGGTCAAACAATAACAAATGGAAATACTTTGACTATTGCGGCTGGTTCTGGAATAACAACAACTGGCGGATCAACAGATACTGTAACAATAGCAGTAGTGGATGATCCAACTGCACTAGCAATAGCGTTAGGTTAATGATATAAGGAGGAAATATGGCAAATACTTTTAAAGTAATAACAAAAGCAAATGTAACATCAGCAGATGTAATTTATACTGTTGCTGGAAGTACGACTACAGTTCTTTTGGGTATTATGCTTGGCAATACAACAAGTTCAGCTATTACAGCGACTGTTTCATTAGGTTCTGATACTTCTAGTAGAGCAGGAAATAATGATGAAGCAAATCAAACAGTAGAACTTATTACAAGTACAAGTATTCCTGGGAATAGTTCATTAGAATTGCTATCTGGTAATAAAGTTATTATGGAAACGACAGATACTTTATCGGTTACAGGTAGTGGTTCAACGGATGTAATTCTTTCCATAATGGAAATAACATAATAGGAGAATAAAATTATGCCTTATATAGGATCAAGTCCGCCACCATCG